CGACCAATGTGATGTTCTGAGAAACTGGTTAGAGATATCCAGTGATTATAGTCCAGAGGAGATAACCACTATCACCTCATATTGGATTGATATTATGTCACGTCCGGTGACAGTAACATTACCTGCGCCAAGCTTGCAGAAGGTAACCTACAAGCAGGTGACTGGTCAACAGATGGGATTTCCAACATCTGTTCAAATGTTAAATTTGTCACACGAGACTTGGGTGACAGCTATGATCTGGTATCTCTGTCCTAGGACAAAGTCAGACGAGAATTTCACCAATCATTATCAGAGTGGTAAAACATATTCTGAGGATGAGTTGCCTGACTTCCGCCTCTTGATTAGAGAAGGGTATAAAACTATACCATATCGTCATGATATTCTCGGTGATGACTTCTTTGCATCATTCAAGAGAGATCCTCTATTCGTCTTTCCTAGACTGTATAGAGAGTTCATGGCTCAGCTTAATACTGAGTGTAACTTCACAAAAGGATACATTTATAATGTGTCCGTTCTTGGTTATGAGGTTCCATTAGCCGAATTTGCCAAGAACCTGATATTAAATGGAACAAATATAACACCTCTTCCATTTAATGCGCTTTGCCTGGGTGATTCTGCTCAAGCAAGAATGTCTCTTCTTCTCTGGTATAAAGTGAGGATGGAGGTTAAAGCGTACGAACCTGAGTTCTTATCGAAATGGTCTGGCCTAACTCAAACAGAGTTGGTGCTACTGGCATCATCAGGGGTCCATACACAATTCAGACCTCTTGTTTGGGGATCAGACGAACTTCCTTTGTTCTCTTCTAATGTCAATCGGTTGTTGGCGACAGTTAACATCCCGTTAGCAAAGCAAACACTGTTGGCAAAAACAATGTTGGAAGTTGTTAGGGATCCTAATTATATCCCTAAAATATCTGATTATAACATGGTTGTCGGACCATATAGGAAGATCTCCAAGTTCATATATAATCAGAACAAGGGTGAAGGAACAAAATTCAAAGCAATTTTGGATAATTGTGAACTCATCGCAATATCTATGAGTCTAATGTCTAACGCACTGTGGGATGACAGTGATGCCGCCTTTCATAGTAAGGAAGATTTTATTGACTATATTCCTATTATGGCAAAGCTGAAGGTTCATGACTTTCATGCTCTTGGCGACTTATTGTGGATAATCTCCATGTTAGATATAGGCGAGAAAGAGGATTTAATACCCTCAATCGAAAGTCTTGATCAACTGCAAACCACAGTTGATAGAGTAT